TTTTTTCTGGGTATACATGGTCCTTAGTCGTCTTGCGACGACACATGAAAGTGTGTAGGGCGCTTCGCGCCTACGCACGGTAGTAGGGGTCACGGCGACCCCCTTCGGGGTCGCGCCAAACACAGGTCCGGATGCAATCCACCCGGACGCCATCGCCGGTAGCACGAGCGGCGGTGGCTGAAACGTCGTCCGTCGTGACGACGGCCCAGACGTTCTTCCATGGGAGTTGGTTTGCGAACCCATACACACCCCTCTGAATATTGGCATTCATGAGGTTGGCATCCGCCGTCATATCGAAATCTTCCACGGCGCCAGACTCGTCGAGGTCCGAGTTTAGGCCGGTAAAGATCTCATTCAGTGGCACATAGGTGGTCAGGTACTTGACAGGAACCGTGGTGGCGTCCACGGAGGCGTCCGGGTGGTCGGAGGCGTGAGTGACGGTGACGTTATCGTTGGCGTCGGTGGTGGTTTCGATGCCAAACCAACCGGTAACCCCAACCGCACCGAGGTCCGTCTTGCGACTGTTGAAGTAAACCTGCTGCGTCTTGAGGATCTGGAACATACTAGGAACGTAGAACTCAGACCAGCCACAGGTGTTGGAAAACGAGTCGAGGGTAGCGGGCATGAAATTGCCCTTGGAGCCGGGTGCAAAGAGGTTGGCACCCATCTTCTTCTGTCTGACGATTTGAACCTTGACGCGCGTGTCATCCAAGAAGCCACGGAAGCGCCATTCAAACTTGACATAGTTGAGCTTAAGACGCGGGCCGTTTGCAACGTGCTCGCGGTCCGTTGCGTTGCAGCGGTGTGCGGCGGCCAGATCGAAGTACGACTTCCGCTCCACGCCGAAGTTCGCCTCCGTGGCGACGCCGTCAATCCGTCGCAGCACTTGCGGGCCGGTGGCACCGACCGAGGGGTTGTTGACTTGAATGCACAGCGGGTGCTCCGCAGTGACGTAGACTGCCGAGTTCATCTTGGTCACCTGCTTCTGCACATCGCCGTAGCTATTGTTCATCAACTTGTTGATCTTTCGAGTGTTGGACTTGACCTGCTTTGCGTTTCGGGCAGGGGTGGCCTTCGTTGGCTTGATCTTTCTCTTAAGGAGTGAAGCAACCGCACGAGCGGCTTTCTGCCGTACAGCATGCTTGCTAACACGCTTAGAACGCATAGCTCCCACACGCTTGCTCTTAAATCCGAGTGGCATTCAGTCGACGTCGCTGCTCTTCTTCGTCGTGCGAGGGCGCGTCGGACAGTGTGGGTATGTAGTGGGACACAACCCGTCTGCCGTACACCGTCTCGTGTGGGTTCTTGAACGGGTACTCCAGGTTAGCGGTGAAGATGCGCGGAACACCCGGTGGGATGTCCACGTTGCCGTAACGCGCGGTGACGCTTCCGCCATTCTCCACGTCCGTGAGCTCGCGCGAGTCGTTGGGGTCTTGGTTGTGCATGTAGACTTCGTCGTATATAAAGGGGACGCCGGTTGGCATGCCCTTGAGCGTCTCTACCTTGGCCTTTGCAAAGTGGTAATCGCCGTATAGGTGGGAGAGCAAGTAGCGAGCAAACTGCGTCTTGCGCGTGTTCTTCTCCCCCCACAGGAGGAGCGAGTGGGAGGTAGGATCCCACTCTTTGGGGTAGTAATGTTCGTGGTAGGGGCCGTAGTAGAGCTTGACCGGCAGGGCCTCACCGCGCTTGCGCTTGCGGATATTCTCTTCCACTTGCTTGCCCCTTACGCACATTTCCTTTGGCTCGGTCTGCCAAAGGTGCTCGAGAGCTTCCTGTACAGTCTCCTTCGAGAGCGCATCACTCCAGTTGTTGCGCTTCATATTCGTGATGAATTCCTTATCCTTTTGGCAATACGCCTGCCATCCGACGCCGGGGGCGTCCTTGAGGATGTTGGGGTGCACGCCGTAGAGATCCCAAAATCTGGCGTTTGTGGTGTCAATCTTCGTGTCGGCGTGGTAGTACACGTGGTAGTGTTTCTTGCCGGATTCGTGTAATTCAGTCGCTACGATGTAGCGACCAGGCCCCATGAGCTTCTCCAGCTCATCCAAAAGGGCCTGGTTGTTGGGTATCGGGTTGTCTTCAGCCGAGACGGGGCATGAGTACGTCAGGCCGACCTTGTGCGCATGCTTGCGAAAGGCGGCCGCTTGGTCGACGTACGCGTGCGTCATGGCTGGTCACCCCGTTTACCCCAGTTGCCTAGAGGAATCTTACTAGGCAACGGGGTGAGCAGGCCTTATAGCGGAAGGGCCTGCCGCGAAGGTGGGGAGGTTCCTCCCGGTCACCTCCCATTCAAGTTATCTCAACTCTAACTTTTTTTTGGCCGAAGCCTTTTTTTTGTTTTTTCTGGGTATACATGGTCCTTAGTCGTCTTGCGACGACACATGAAAGTGTGTAGGGCGCTTCGCGCCTACGCACGGTAGTAGGGGTCACGGCGACCCCCTTCGGGGTCGCGCCAAACAC